TTTAAATTACCTCTATGAATGGCATGAACTCGCTCACCGCGAGCTAACACGCCTTCCATGCGTTCAACTTCGGCCCAATATTGTGGATCTTCAAAATCAATTACCTCGGTAATACCATCAACTTGTCGTTCTACGGGTCCAAGAAAATTCTTTTTGGCTTTATTAATAGGCCAACCCATAGAGGAAGATAATTCCACACGATCAACTGAGGTAATACCATCAAATCCCGATAGTACCACATCTTTGGGATAAAGATGTACAACATCTAGGACAGAAGGATCTTTGTCAATGAATTCATCAATAGTAGAAATCATATCCTGATAAGCTTTTCCAAGAATCTCAGGATTAGCACTACTTTTAGGATGAGCCATTTGCTTAAGATCTCTTGCCCAGTGCTTGTTGATACAATCGGTTCTTGGAGCACCATGTAATCGCTCGATTCCAGTAATCTCTGCGACAGCATCGGAAATAGGAGATTTACGTACTTGAGACGTAAATTTCGCGGTTCCTTTGTCATGAGCTCCGACGACCTCGACAACAGGCTGGTGACCTGTCTCCTCGTCATCAGTCAAAAACTTTGTGCAATGTCTCTTATCAATATTGCCCGAAAGAGGGAAATCAATACCATACTTAGAAGTGGGCACCGAGCCCTCGGAATGGACACTAAGAGGCAACTGCGAATTTAAACTATTAAGCGCGGTTTCTAATGCAACACGATCAATAGTTCCAGCTGCACCAAAGTTTTCTCCTGTCACTCCGGCTAAGTGACATGCAATGATACAAGGACGAGCTTGACACGTGATAAGAGTAGACATACACATACCATCAAAAGTTGGACGTGGGCAATTATAGCCAACACCATCAAATGATGTTTTGTTTGTAGTATATCTCTTCTTTTCGGTTAGTAGAACCTTATCTTTAGAAATAAAACCCTCACTGTTTCGATAAATCAAATCACAATAAAGTTTTGACGTCAAATCGAAATCGTCAGATTCAGGAAAATACTTAATAAGATGAGGTACGCTACCACCATTGATAAGACGTACAAGCACGAAGTCGTCTGCAGCTTTCACCCAATTTTGCTTGGATACCTGCTCAGTAAAGTTACAACCAACAACATCAGGAGCTGTGCGTTGAACTTTAAATGTAACAGTATGTTCACGCATCATGTGGCCTGGAACCATCCATACATTACCAGAAATAGCCAAAATATTGCATTTTCGCTCTTTCTTTTCAACCATGTCAGTAATAGTAACATGTGCAATACAACGTTCCACTAAAGCATGTAACTGCTCAGATACACAAGTTGCACTGTATTTACTCTTATTAATCCTGGTAGGAGCAACCTTCTTCCAAGGATTCACTACATCGGTGGGTAAACGAACTGGATTACGTTCAAGAGGCAAAGCTTGTTCTTGTTCACTAATTTGAGAGTGATAAACACTTCTAATTAGTTTGAAGATTCCATACGCTGATACCGAGACTCCAAGAGTAAGCAAAGCCGCCTCTAGAGCCCAAGATTTATGCTCATTG